TGTTTGATAGCGGCACTGATTTTGGACCTTTGTTTAAAACAATTGAGATTGGCGTGCGTGGCGTTGGTTCAGTTGTCTTAGGTCTTGTTCAATCGTTCCGATTTTTTATCAGAGTTCTCACTGACTTGGTTAGCATTGCAAACCTTGTCAGGCAAGGCAAGTTTAGCGATGCCCTAAATGTTGCTCAGGTAGGTTTAAAAGACACCCGCTCGCAGTTCTTCAAGGACATGCAAGCGCAGCAAAAGGTTTTGTTTGGGTCCTCAGAAGCTGGCTCAGAATACTTTAACAGAGGTTCAAATGCCTTTGTTCCAGTTGAAATTGAACAAGGCAAAACTAAAATCAGTAAAACAGAAACTCCTAAAGTTGACAAACCTGTTGTCCAGGTATCAGATAAAGTTTTAAGCCTTACGAAGCAAGTTAACGCAGCAAAAATTGCTGGCAACAAGCTTGCAGAAGTTGATTTGGGTTTTATGCTTGAAACTCAAAAAATTAAAGAGAAAGGTTTGACTGGCAATAATTTAGAACTAAAACAAAGTAACTTGCTGACAAAATATACCTTAGACAGGCTTGCAGTTGTTCAGTCTTTAGGGGAAGCGCAAGACGAACTGAACAATAAAACAGAGTTTCTTGGTGTTTCTTTACAACAAATAAGGTCAACTTTAGCTGATGGCATAACTAACGCAATTACTGGTTTAATTGACGGCACAAAATCCCTTAAAGAATCATTGTCAGGTTTGTTAAAACAGTTTGGCAGTATGTTTTTGCGTGCAGGTGTTAATTCAGCTCTTGGAGGTTTATTTCCTAGTGCAAAAGGAAACGTTTTTGCTCAAAACGGAATTGTGCCTTATGCCACTGGTGGTTTGGTTAACAAGCCGACTAGGGCATTAATGGGAGAAGCAGGACCTGAAGCAGTTTTACCATTGCAGCGTGGCCCTGATGGTCAGCTAGGTGTTCAAGTTACTGGTGAAGAAAGCATGCGTGCAGCAATGGGTCGATACACCAGACGGACAGGCGGTTTAGATCCAGCATCATCAGATCAAACTGTTGAAGGAGTGGCAGCAGCTAGCGGAGGTGGCTCAATTGACGTTCGTTATAGCGTTGAAAGAATTAACAGCATTGACTATGTAACTGCAGACCAATTTCAGAGCGGTCTTGCAAGAGCTGCCCAGCAAGGTGCCCGTGAGGGTGAACGCAGGGCACTTGGTTCGATGCAAAATTCACCCGCTGTACGCCGTAGGGTTCGGATCTAATGGAATTTATTTTCGGTCATTTGCTTGAAGTCGGGCCATCTGGTGGCCTTAACGAATTTAAGTTTCAAAACTATGCACTGGGCGAAAATGTTGGCGATTATTCGTTTTTGCCCTTTGGTTTTGGCGGCGCAATTGCCACACTACAAGGCGATAATTTAGATGCAACATTGCAGTTTGCAAATACTCAAATTACAAGAAATTTTGTTATAACAGCTATAGAAAAAAGCCATGTAGCAAAAGTTTCCACGATTTTATGGAATCCTACGACTTTTGTAGTAGAGCAAACCCTTTATGAGTATTTTGGCGTTTGCGCTGCTGGCGGTTTAGATGAAACAACAATACAAGTCAAGTTAAATTCTGTTCTTGACGCTGTGCAAGCAAACGTTCCTGGTCGCAGGCTAAATCGTAACCAAGTTGGTAACATCCCATTTACGTCGCAAGTAAGTGTGTAGTCAGCTTATTGGTCGTAAGTATGAATACGGCAGCAGCGATTGCATCAATTTAGTTTTTGATGCCTTAGACATTTTAGGGATTGATAATCCAGGCGTTCAAGCTGACTGGTACAACATGAGCCCGAAACAAGTCTTGGGAGAGCTTGAGTTTTATTGTGACCGGCTTGTTAGCCCAAGTTATGATGGCGACATGGTATTGCTGAACGTAAGGCCGATGGCCTTCGGAGTTTTATGGCAGAGAGGCATCCTCTACATCAACAATTTGCTTTCCGCAGTGGATTGGAAACCGGTGGGGAACTTTTCAATCCGCCGCTCCTACCGTATGAAAAATCGCTGATACGGGCGATTGGATGCAGTGAGGACGAATATCGGGAACTGATCCGCCATGCAATGTTGCGACAGCGGGTGCGTCCAGCGGAGTACGACCATATTCCTCACATAGTCAATGATCCAGTTTTTACGCCTACGTTTTTTGCTCAACTTGCAATCGGTGTTGCGTTAACAGCGGCAAGCGTTTTGCTAGCTCCTAAAAATCAACCGCAAGATCAAGCGAAAGTAAAAGGTAAAAAACTTGCAGATCAGATTGGTCCGACACGTTTTAACCAAACAACCAACTTTGACAACGTCGCAAGTTTGGCTGAATTAAATCAGCCAATACCAATACCTTTTGGCAGCCCCGGCACTGGTGCAGATAGCCAGCCTACTGGTGGCTTAATTATTGCTCCTGCACTTGTGTGGTCAAGGCTTTACGCATACGGTGCTTTCCAGGCCTATGAAGGGATTTATGTTGCTGGTCAATTCGGTTTAGCAACGCCAGATCTTGGCGGTATTCTGCTAGGAACATCTGCTTTGAACGCACTGCATGATAAAGAATACGCATTTTATTTTTCATCTAATAAAGGCGGAAATCGACCTAAAGAATCAAATATCTTGCATGGAAAACAAGGCCCTGGTGCAACTGGCACTATGGGGAGAAACATTTTCAAGACTCCATTGATTCCTGACAACGATGAAGGAATTAGAAATTTTTCTATGGCTTACACGCCAAGCGGTGATACATCATTCGGCACAAGCAATCCAATTCATAATGGCACCGCATATCGCTTTAATTGGGAAGTGATAAGTGCCCCATTCGTATCAACTGAAGGCTCTGGTAATGCCACTGCCCGTAAACAAATTCAGCGAAACCGCAGAAAAATTGCAGGCACTAAAGCTGATCAGTTGCACACTGTTGGCAGTGAAGCAGGGCAGCCAGGCGTTGGGCGTTCGTATTCTCGGTGTATGGGCTTAACGACGTATAACGGCGTTGAAACCCAAAAAAAACAAATACATACTGCAAACATAGGAGATTTGACAGTTTTTGAAATTGATGAATTTGCGACTGATGTCGTTCCTCAAAATATAAATGCTGAGCCAGTCGACGATAAAATTACTCAAAAATTCAAGGAGCTTACAGCTGATCAGACACTTGGGTTTGTAGGCAGTGAAATAGATCTTTCTGATTTAATAAATTCTGCAAAAGGATGGACGGAAAAAACTGCTGACCTTTTGGTTGTTGGTTCGCGTTGGATGATCAATGGAAGTGTATGGGTTGTTAATGACGTTACTAAAGGTAGAAAGGGAAGGCTAAAAATCACTTTAGAATGCGTTGAAATTTTTGGTAATAGAGATATTGGAATTGCAGGGACAGACGCTGTAAGGAAAAGTTTGAGTGGGTATGAAGGCGGCGCATTTGATAAAGACGTTCATTGCGATGAAGCGCATTACAACATTTGCAAAGTCAACATTGCAAGCATTCGCCCCGTTCGCAGAGATGCTCGTGTTATCGAATTAGGAATACAAAGCCAGGTATTTAACAAAGCGTCTGGTCTTTGCAATTTTAATGCAGTACCAAGTCCCGACCGACTTTTTAAATTGGACAAAGACGACGTGCAGCTCAACACGCCAAGGATGGATAAATTTTTTAAGCGATCTTCCTGCTTTTCAATTTACGTTAGAAGAGTTAAAGAGAATAACCAACCTGAAGAAAATTACGATCGAATCCCTGTGCTTTTATGCGTCCAGGGAAGTGCCCCTGTTACCCAGAATAATTTTATAAGAATAAAGCCACAAGATAATGGCTATTATGAATACAAAATAGTTCCTAGGTCTGGCACGGATGTTGCATTAAATTCTCGTAGAAATGCTGAGGTGATAATTTTGGATGCAGCTGAAGGCACGCCTTACGCTGAAAAAAACAACCTAGAAGAAATAACTATCAGCAGAGAAACTGCGTTCGGCAAATTTGAGCTTACAACGCAAGGGCGGGAGGCATTTGTTAAAGATATAAGGCAAAGCGCAGAAATGGTTACTAACCCGGCCAAAACTGGAAATATCATTGAAGTCAAAAAACCTGAAGCCATTAACTTAATACAAAAAAGGACTAATAAAGGTGGTGGATTTTTGAAACAAGTGGCTTTTCTTCATGAATTGCTAGGAGATGTAAGAGGTCCGGATACAGGAAATGGTCAACTTGTGTCTTCAGACGATATAACAATTTCTGTAGACGCTAACAGGACCATTACTGTGCAAATTAGTGCTAGAATAAGAATAACTTTTCCAGGTGACGACGATTTTAACGATCGATATTTCCGTGCAAATGCAACAACAGATGATGATCTAAATTCAGCTCTTATTTACAAAGAACTTGATTTTAAAGTAATTAGATCAACAGGCGAATTTTCAAAAGACGATCGTTTTACAATTACTGCAGATATTGGAAAATCCAATCCATATAGGCAGTTTGTTGCAGAGAATGATCCCGGGAGAGAATATACTCAAGTTTACTTTGACATGATAGTTACAGAAATAAGCAAAATACCCGATGAACAGTTGCGTACAGCTGACAGAGTTTTTGAAGAGTTTACACAATGCGCTGATCTTAGTTACTATCAAGAGCTAACAAAGTCAAACGAATCTGGCCCAGAGCATAAAATTGTGTATGTCAATGAGTATGTTGGGAATCAAGATTTGGCAATATATGATGATATGTCTACAATTGGTTTTACTGTTAAATCTAGCGGTCAAATTGCTGAAGTTAGTCAGATGCGTTTACGGTCAGCGTCTGGCATCCCTGTAGAACGTCTAATTGAGGGAGATACAGCCCCTAGCAATTTACTGGCAGATCTTGTCTTTTATTTGCTAACAAACGAATCTCAGGGGGTAGGTAAAGTTGTTCCAAGCGAATTAGTTGACAAGGACTCTTTACGAACTACAGCACGTTTCTTAAGTGCTAACCGCATATTTTTTGATGGTGTTTTAGAAGATAGCGAAAGTTTCAGAAGTTTTTTATATGACAATGCACCCTTACAGCTTTGTACGTTCACAATAAAAAATGGACGCTTTGGAATGATGCCCGCGTTGCCGTTTAACTCAAATCATGAAATCAGTCTTGATCCAGTAAACGTTCAACAAATTTTTACCGCTGGCAATATAATTGAAGACACGTTGCAACTTCAATATATTGACGTTGCTCAACGTTCAGATATTCGTGCGCTTGTAACCTGGCGGGTAACAAGAGGAAATGATTTGCCATATCAGGCAACGGCACTGGTGGAATTTAAGGATACAGAAGGGCCTAAAACTGAACAGGCTTTTGACTTGAGTGAGTTTTGCACAAATCGATCACAGGCTCTTCGGACAGCTCAATTTTTGCTTAGTACACGGCGTCGTGTCAGCAAAACAGTTAGTTTTAAGACAGTACCAGACGCTTTATTAGTTGAGCCTGGTTCTTACATCAGAGTTATCACGGAAGCTGCTACCTATAACTCTGCTGCGAATGGTTCGATAACAGACGCGGGAACTTTGCAAAGCATCAAATACATTGCTAATGGTACATATGATGCTTTGGTTTACAAACCAGCAACTCAAGAAGTTATTGAGACAAAATTAGACGTGGCAAACAATGCCATTACAGATTCAAGTTTTTATGGCTCTTTGTTCACCTTGCTGGAACAAAACACAGACTTCAGTGTTTATCAGATTGAGCAGCTGACGCTAGATGAAGATGGCCTAGTGTCGATCAGTGCTGTAGAGGTGCTGACCAACGACTCTGGCGTTAGCCTTGTAGCTCAAGACGTTTTGAACGACTTTAACGTAGAGAACCAATCGATCTTTAAAATCACTGAATGATGGCTTTCCCATCTCTAACCCCAACCGGTCGCCAGTTCACGCCAGGAAATTTTCCTAGCAAAGCCTATAACTCGCAATCTGGCGCAGAGGTGCGGATTCTCTATGGATCACGACGTGTCAATGCCACGTTGAGCTTGTCTTATGCAAACGTGCAGGACGCATCAGCCGAATCGTTTTTGACCGACTATATAGCCCAGTTGGGCACGTTTCGAACCTTTACGTTGCCAGCAAACGTGTTTGAAGGATGGTCGGGATCTAGCAGTTCTCTTGATGCGCCTCCTGGCACTAAGTGGCGATATGACAGCGAGCCGCAGGTGCAAGCGGTGCGTCCAGGCATTAGCAGCGTTACAGTGTCCTTACGAGCAGTGGCCTAATGGCAAAAGTCTATTCAGGCAGAGACGGCGTGATGCAGCTTGCTGGAACGACCTTGGCCAAGGTTGCAAGTTTTTCACTGCAAGCAAGTTTGGAAACGCTTGAAACTACAACTCTAGGTGAAAACTTACGCAGTTATACACCGGGCATTTCTGGTTATACCGGAACAGCTTCTTTGCTCTATTACAAAGATGACAACAACGCAATAAACACAACAAATTTATTGAATAAAATATATAAAACTGGCGATGCTGGAGTCAGCAGCAGCGACACAGTTGAGTTGACTTTTCGTTGGGTTGATGGAAGCGACAATAATGATATAAAGATTACTGCCTACATAACGAGTGCAAGCATTGGCGCATCGACTGGGGGGATTGTCAGGGCTCAAATTAGTTTCCAAGGCACTGGTGCTCTTTCAACTGTGACAATCTAATGAGCGTTTATCTTGGTACAAATGGTCAGGTTGAATTGTTGCGTCAGTTTGACGGAACAGATTTAAACGGCACAATCAACCCGTCTGACGTTAACGCAACAAAGAAACGTTTTAGTTTTGATTTTCAACATGGTCAACTCTTAACCGGTGATCAAATAGAAATAACTAGCACTGACGGCACGGTGCTTGACTTTATTGACAGTTATACAAAAACCAGCGTTAAAAAATTTATTCATGTTGACGAGCTTGACGGCATTAAGCTTTTTGATTCGTTTGCTCATTCAGTCAACGGAGAATCTGCAAACGCTATTGCACTGGCAGTGCCCGCAAATGCGTTGCCAATTAAAGTATCTGTCAAAAATTCTAGATATAGGATTTTAGGCAGAGTTGAAAGTTATGAGCTAAATACACAAAGAGAAACTGTAGATACAACAGTCCTTTCTGATGAATTTAGAAGTCAAGTCGGCACTCTTATGACCGGGTCTGGGCGGATGTCTTGCGAATGGGAATACACAGGTGACACAGCAAAAGAGCTACCAAATTATTTAGCAGAGCTTGTTTTAAGGACAAAAGTTGGAAGTAATTTTTCAGCTAAATTTTATTTAAAAACAGCTGGATACAATCCAGGCAACTATGCAAATGCTAGTGATGATGCCGTCTGGTATCAATTCACAGGTGTATTGACTGGATGTGCTGTTCAGTTTGCTGTTGGCGAAATTGTGCGTATTACCGCTGACTTTGTGACAACAGGCCCAGTGGAGCTAAGAGTGGATTTAAATGTTCAAGAAAAACTATTGCAAGAAAGTGAAGATGAAATTTTGCTTGAGCAGGGTGTCACAGATGCAATTTTGCTGGAAACGTAGAAGTCCAGCTATATGATGGGCCTATCGTGGTTCCTGTCTAGGGTTCAATGGCCGATCTAAAAATTTCAGCCCTGAGTGCTCTGGCTGGGGCTGACCTAGTCGCTGCAGATGTGGTGGCTGTTGTTGATGACAGTGCAAGCGAAACCAAAAAGCTGACGGTCAGCGACTTGATCGCTAACGGGGTGACGTTAATTTCTGACGCAACGATCCCTAGCGCCAAAATTCTGTTTTCTGCGGGGTCTGTTGCAACAGCTGGCATCGCTGACGGTGCTGTTACAACTGCAAAAATTGCAAACTCAGCTGTTACGGCAGCGAAATTGGCTGATAACTCAAGCGTCACGCTGGTTTCAGGATTGCCTGGTTCTGGCGATTTTGTTGGTCAGGTCGCTTTAGACACCGCAGATAATTCAAAAATCTACGTTTGGTCAGGGTCAGCTTGGACAAGCGTTAAAGCTGCTGGTTCGATCAACGTTGTAAGCGGCAGCACAAGCGGTCTTGTCAATATCACGGCAACCACTAGCGGCGACACCGTAACGATCAGCACGACGCTGGACGATACTTCTGCAGCTCGTCAGTTTCTTGCTGGTCCTACTGGCTCCGGCGGAACAGTTGGGTATCGGGCAATCATTGGAACAGACTTGCCAACCGCCTCAAGCTCTGAAAAAGGTGGCGTAATCGTCAACGGCAACGGCTTGGCGATGTCTGGGGACACGCTGACTGTTAACAACAGCGTCACAGCTGAAACAACAGAAAACCACCTCGTCAAATATGACGCCAATGGTCTTGTCACCAGCGGTCGTGTTATTGCGTCTGGTGATGTTCCGGTTGCTACATCATCAACAACAGGCGGTGTGCAGCCTGGGACCGGTTTAAGCGTAACTGGCTCTGGTGTTTTAAATCATTCAAACAGCCTTACTGCTGCTACTGGGCCAAAAATTACTTTTGATGCTCAAGGCCATGTAACTGGCAGCACTGCTCTTGTTGCCACAGACATCCCAGATTTAGATGCAGCGAAGTTAACGACAGGAAGTTTGCCTTCTGCTCGGATTGCTGATGATGCGATTACAGCAGATAAGCTGGCTGATCGTTCAACAGCAACGATTGCGGAGATTACACCTGCTGGTGGTGCATTTATTGGCCAAACCCATCTAAATAGTATCACGGGAGACTATTTTCTCTGGGATGGAAACGTATGGCAGCCAATCGGTATCAGTGTTGGTGAAATTGTTTTAGCCGGAACTTATAACGCAACAACAAATTTAGTCGCTACGGTCACGACTGAAGGCACTGCGGTTGGTTACACCGTTGGGCAAGCCTTGCCTGCCGCTTCTTCTAGCAATAAAGGGCATTATGTAATTATCAGCACAGCTGGTACTGGCACATCACCTGCCCCGACTGTTGCCTTGTCACCGCCTGATTTTTTGTTATCTACAGGCACTCTTTACACAGAAATTGACGTATCGCAGACAGTTACTGCGCAGCAAGCATCAAACGTTCAATTCACCCCTACTGGCAGCATTGCTGCTAATAACGTTCAAACAGCTATCGCAGAAGTTGATACTGAAAAGGCTCCAAAAGCTAGCCCGACATTCTCAGGCACAGTTTCGCTAGATACGGCAGCAACAATTCAGTTTGAAGGTTCTAGTGCAAACGACTTTGAAACAACTTTAACGGTCACTGATCCAACAGCTGACCGCACCATCACGCTGCCAAACATAACCGGAACGGTTGTAACCACTGGAGATACAGGCAGTGTCACTAGCGCGATGATTGCTGATGGAGCAATCGTTAATGCTGACATCAACGCTAGTGCAGAGATTGCAGTCAACAAACTGGCAAACGGTACAGCGCGTCAACTGCTGCAAACTGATGCTGGTGGATCAGGCGTTGAATTTACGAGCAACGTTGATGTCCCTGGAACGTTAGATGTAACGAGTGCGGCAACGTTTGATTCAACGGTTGCTGTCACCGGGCTGTTAAGTGCCAATGGCAAGCTGGCATATCCAGCGGGCTCAGCTTCTGCTGTGAGCCTGTATGCGGGGTCTGATACGGACACTGGTATCTACTCACCAGGCGCTAATCAGTTTGGTATTGCAACTGCTGGAACTTCACGCATTGTTGTTGACGCAAGTGGAAAAGTTGGGATCGGAGCGTCGCCAAGTCAACA